GCCCGTTGCTGCTCAACCGGTAAACTGTCAAAAGTTTCGACTTCGAGGATGTTTCCTCCAGGTTGGCTCCCGTTCAGTTGTGTTTTTTCTTCGTATTCAGCGACCTGCTTCTTGAGATCGCTGACCTGTTTTTCCAGTGATTCAGCCCGGTTGGCCTGGAGGTACAGCGTCGCACCATCGACTGCATCGGTGATGCCTTCGGGGTACTGCGTCAGAACCGGCTTTTTGTGAAGCAACTGATTGACCATCAGAAACAATTTGCTGTCCTGATCGTTCAAGTCTTTATGCTCCGCCGCCGCCGCTTTCCAGTTTGCGTCCCACTTGGCCACAAACTGGGCCTGCTGCGTTTTTGCGTCCTGTTCAGTAACAGCCACCCGCGCCTGCTTCGCCGCTTCTGTCGCCGCTTCGGCATTCGCATGGTCGCCTTCATCCTCGAACTCTTTGGCTATCGCCTCGTATTCCTCGGCTGAATAACGACTGGTTGCCGACCTTTGCTGGATTTCGGCCAGAGACTGGGTCTGCTGTTCCTGATAAGCCGCTTTCTCGGTCTTTAACTCGGCACGCTCTTTCTTCAACGCCGCTTTCGCGTCATTAACCTCGCGCCAGGTCTTGTTAGCCCGCTCCTGCGTCTTTTTCGCCCGGGCATACTTCGACTGGGATTTCTCCTCGTCCTCCGTTTGCTCGGGCTTTTCCTCCCCGGACGATTCTTCGTCCGCCGGTTTCTCCGGTTCTACTTCTTCACTGGGTTTGTCTTCAGGTACAACTGATTCCTGATCGGGTTCCTCGGCCTGCGGCACCGGGGATATGTTCGCAGTGTCAAACGCGGAAGCATCGGCTTCCGCCAATGCTGATAGCAATTGCTCGCGCTCGACATCCAACTCGACTGGTTTTTCCATCGTTACTTCAGACATAAATTTATTTTTATCACCTGTTCGGGGATCGCCGGTAGGATTCGACAGCAGCCCGTAAACGTCTATCCCGCCGAGTTGTCGGGAGCGGAGAGACCCGCGCTCTTGGGCTTGGCTTCGACTTTGGCTTTGGCTTTGGCTTTGGCTTTGCGCGTAGCCCATGGTGAGGCCGAGAAAAACCGAGCTGATCGCCGGGGTTATCTCGTTGAGCAGGCCTGGTGGCTCTTGGCGTTTGTAAATCGGTTCTGTTGCGCCCAGCCGAAGTCGAAGGCGCCCCCGGTGGCTTGGGCTTGGGCTTGGGCTTGGGAATTGTTTTGCGTGCAGCCCGCGCTTGTGCCTCCGCAGCCGGTGATGAATACCCGCTGGATATGAATTTTCGTAAGAATCCTGTTTTTCCTGTTGCCATCTTTTATGCGCTCCTCCGCATCCACTCCAAATCATCGGTTACCCCGACCACTTCCTCCTCCGGTTGGCTCCGTATCGATGCCATACCGTCCAGTGTTGCCAGCGCGGATTTGAACCCGGCAGCATGCCCGACGAGGTACGCCAGGTCTCCTGGAGACGAAATTAGTTGGTCGCAATTCTGGAAATGCAAGTTTCGCAGGTGGGAGTTTAGTTGTACCCCGACTTCAGACTTCATGAATGTCTGCAAGTGCGCGGCGTGACTGTTCGTCCACTCGGGAGGATCAGACCACCGCAACACCTGGCGGAACTGCTTCCACATTCGCCATCGGTTCCTCAATCGATTCCACATTTTGTTGTTGCGCCTGTTCAGCAACCGCTTGTTGCATCTGGGCAAATAAATTCTTTAATTCCTGCTCAACCTGGCGACCGGTCTTCGGGTCGGCTTCTTTCAGCTTCTCCAAATGTTCGCCAATGTGTTGCTCGAGAAATTGTCCTTCCGCCGGTTCCGGTGGTGCGCCGGTATCAGCACGGTTAGTGATGTATGCCATCACCGTCTGGATATGCACCAGGTGATCATCAGAATCTTTCACCAACGCCGGGAAGCCCAACCGCAGGAACGTGATCTCGTTGGCCTGATCCTCCGCCTGGGTCGATTGCGTCAACATCGGGTCAATGTACAAACGCTTGACCAATGTCGCATCGTCACTCTCCAAAATCGTCTTTCGCAGTTGGCCTTGATCGATGTACGGATCATTGGCGAACATCTGGAACCGGGTGATGGCTTTCTGCATCAGCAACTGTTTGTTGACTCCATCCGCCGATCCGGTGGGCTGGATGCCGTACTGCTCATGCAGCGCCTCCTGCGGGATCTGCTCGGCGGTGTCCAGATACCAGTAATCGAGACTCGTCTTGTCGTACTGCAACAAAATCGACCAACTCATCCGGTACAGTCTTCCCAGCGCAATACGGAAGATTCTCATCCGTAAATCGCTGCTCTGCTGGTACAACCCGCCAATCGCCTGGATCTCTGTCGCCGTGCGTCTTTCCGAGTTTTGCAATGTCTGAGTCAACCCGAAATCCGGTGTACTCACACGGTTCTGCGCGATTTCGCGCATGATATTCATCTGCTGATCAAAGCTGATCGGGGGAGATTGCTGCGCCACCGGCTGGATGCCATACGGCAGGATGCTGCCAGGTGTCATGCGAAGATTGCCCGAGTTTGGCATGTCCCGCTCCGCCCGGAATAGTGGGCGATTAAAAACGGTCATCGCATCGTTCTTCTCGTTCATCAGCTTCGTCAGTTCAGCCTCGAAGATAGCCTGCAACTCGACCACGCCTCGCGATGAATAAAAGCCCGGGTCTTTGATCTCGTAGTTAAACGCGATAAACGGTGGCTTGCCGTGGTTATACGGAATCTTCATCGGCGGACGAAGATCAAGATCGGGTGATGTCGGGGAATAGGTGCAAATTAACCACTGCCCGTTGTCCGGGCAACGATGGTAAACCTCCCACACAATGATTTGATCGGTGTCTGGCAGCGTTAAGCCTTCGCGCTCGTACTTCACATAGTCGGTGTCCGACCCCCCGGAATCCTCACTGTAACTGCCCGTGATCAGCTTGACCGTCTCCGCGTCCTGCTTGAGATGCTTCTGCCGTTTGTAGGCATCCACCGAGTAAACGCTGATGTGACAGATCCGATCCGCGTCTGCTATGTCCCGCGTCCAGGCCGGTACAACAAAATGCTGAGGATCGACCGTGTAATACTTCAGCCGTTTCGATGAGTAATCCCAAAGCACCTTCAGAATCCCGGTGCCACACATCAACATGGCGTCCACCGCCGATAGAACCTCAGTCTCCAGATTCGTCTTCTGCTTAATCCGATGATCGAACCACTGGGCGGCGGCAGTCGTGTACTCGGCTACCTGGGGTGTCGTAGGAATAAATTGTGCAATCAGGTCGGTGGCAAATAGCTGCTGGAAGTACGCAGGTTTCAACTCGCTGATCGTCGTGTCTACCAGCGGGAAATGAACGTCACTCGCCCCGGGCCACGGTTTGGATTTACGCCGCAACCCGTGGTGGCGCATCTCGTAAAACATCCGCTGGCGCGTGTCCCATACCGAACGATCCGCCAAATCCTGCAAAACGTCCGCGTTTAATTTCTCCCGATTACGCATCTAAAATTCGTTCTCCTCCTCCTCCTCCTCATCCTCCTCCACGCAATGACCCATCGCCTGCAACGCAAACAGCGTGCAGTACATCTGCAACCCGCCAATCAGCGCGGCATCGCTCAAATCGAACTCGTCCTGGTAACGCCCCAACAATGCCTCCAATTCGCCGCAGAACGCATCAAACTGTTTTTCGACGGTCATCATGGCGACCTCCTCCGTTTAGTGCGTAAAAAAACGCACCCGAAGTGGATGCGTTAAAATCGTCTTTTGGCAAATTATTCGTGCCGCGCTCTGTTGGTACTACAAATATCCCATCGCCTGGTCAATCAATCGCCGCGCTTCGAGCGGCTCCTCGAACATCAATCCCCGGGCCTGCTCCAAAAGCCGTTTCGCCCAGGTCAATTGCTGAGCCAACGTCAACGCATAGGTCGCCTGATCGATGGCTTCATCAATCAAATCGCCCGTCAACGGTGTGCGCTCCCATAAATTGCCGCCATGCTCCTGCTGCCCCGCCCGGTATTTCCGGTGGATCTGCTCGCTCACCATCTCCACGATGCCCCGCAGATGGTCTTCCTGTGCGTCTGTCATTCCAAACTCGCCTTCTCCAACTCGTACTCGTAGTCGATGATCTGCCGCATCAACGACTGCACAAATGCTTTTGACTCGGGACTCGCGTCATACGCATCCCGGAACCCACGCTCATTGTTCAGAATCAACGACCGGGTCGCGTCTAGCTTTCGCGGTGTCCGACATCCGGTTGTGAATCCAATCGAGCTTATCACGGCGACGATCAGCAACACGCGCCACCCGCTTGTCTTTTTCAACTTTTTTTCCATATGTAAATAGTTCTTTTAGAACCTCCAGTATTGCTTTGATTAGTCCAATGAATTTCATCCGGTGTTAAGTCCCATCGACTCGCGCAGCTTTGTGTCGCCAGCCCACTCACTCATACCAGCTTCCAGCACTTCATTCAAGTCCGGTTGTGTCCGTCGCTGCCATGCGTATTGATCCGAGTAACTCGCCAAACACATCACCAACGCATCACCGCGATCAGGCGAACTGAACCCACGCGCCTTCATCTCTTTCTTGCTCTCCAGGTTGAGTTTGCCGGTCTTTCCCGTACCCACGCGCCGAGTAGTCAATTGACTGTGTAAAATCTCGTCATCGGGCAGTATGGCCTCCATACGGTCGATCTGCCGCGCTGCGTTGAACCACATCTCGGTTCCACGGTTCATGTACCTGTCAGGCTCCTGCGCCCGCCCGCCCAGGTTCACCTGGTGGATCGGCCAACCCATCTCCGCCAATTGGTGGCACATCGGCAATCCCAACCCACCCGCATCCCCGAATATCTGCTCGGGCTTCAACCCGGCTTTCTCGAACTCCAACGCAAACCGCGCACAACCGGCCATCGTGTTCGCCTCGCGCCACGCAATCAGTTTGGCAATGCGATTACCAATCCTCATGCAAAACACACTCTCATCTCCCGCCGCCGCAAAGTCACACGCCGNCACCGTCTCATAACCGTCTTTTATCGGTGGATTATCCAAACACTGCTGCAAACTGTCCCACGGTATCACCAAGCCTTCGCCACTCGTCTCCTGGAACTCCCCGAAGATCATCGATTGAATCAACGGATGATCGCGCCCCCACATCTCCAACTGTTCGTCAATCCACGCCTGCTTGATGTGCGGACACTCGAACGCGGTCACGGTGTGAAGTTGCCACCATTTCTGTTCTTTACTGAATATCTTATAAAACTTACCCGTGGTTCCGCCAGGCGAACTCATCGCCAGGATGCGATTCGGCTGGATTCGCGCCACCGCTTCAAATAAATCCTCCTGAATCGATTTGCACTCGTCCAAGATAATGAAAACATTGCCGTGGAAGCCTTCAAATCGCCCAGGTTGATCAGTAGCAAAACCCAAGATCCGACTGCCGTTGTCCATCGTCAGATCGGTCTGGTTGATCTGCATCCCGAGTCCCGCCACTTTACTCGCCAGCGCCCGGATCTGCGGCCAAAGCTGCTCTTTCACCTGCCGATAAACGCCACTCGTTGTGATGACAATACTCCCCGGATAGATCAACGCATACCACAACGCCGCTGGCGCGGCTATCATCGCAGTCTTCCCGCTGCCGTTCGCCGCTTTCAACGCCACCCGCGCACCCGGTACACTTAAATCAAACAGAACTTTCTTCTGCCAATCGTATAACGGCAACTGAAAGTACTTCTCAGTAAAGCAATCGCAATCCGCGTCTCTCGAGGAGACTCGGGTCTTGGTTTCCGACCCAGCAGGTTTTGCGGACGGTTTTGGTTTCCCGCTCGTCTTTGTTTTTGTTTTGCTCATAATCGCCACACTCGAACTTTCTCACAAAATCTCCCATCTCATTCGTCAACCGATACGCCGCCACCACATCACTCTTCGGGTGGTAGGAAAATAAATAAAACGGACATCGAAACGATTTACTCGCCCAGCGCCCGGCTTCCATCTTGTTCCACCCAATCATCTCTTTCGGGTGATGGCCCAACTCGCACTCCCGCGCCTTGATCTCCGCCACCGCTTTGATCACGCCTCCCCGCACAAACAATCCGTCGAGGAACGAATACTGGTCGTTCGTGTAAACCCAACTGTCGCCCGGATGATTCGCCAGGACGATGTCTACACACTGCTGTTCTAGTCGATCTATCATTACACGCCACACATGCCTTCGCACTCATCGAGGAACGTCAATTGCCCCCGGTCTATATCCGAAGAGAGATCCACCTCCTCCAACGGTTTGCACTGACGATGGAGGTACATCTTGTCATCTACTCCCGCCCAACCGTTCCTCACCAGTTTGTCTATCCTCAACGCTTCGTCCCAACCGTTCTGATCGTGTTCTTTCAGTCTCCGCCACTCATGGTTCGAGTGGTACGGACAATAAACACACGCTGACCGGGGAGGTTCCGGGTAGTCGTTTCGCTTCATCCACTCCAAACAATCCCCCCGCCTCATACGCTTCTCGATGAGCGGGAATCGGTGGGTGATGTACGGAAGCAAACTCACTTTCATCCGCGTCATTTCGTCCAAACTAATCCCAATCCAAGTAGTACAGTGAACGTCTTTCGCCCGTTGTCTCGGTTTTAACCCAAGCAACTCCCGCGTCTTTTTCTTGATCGGATCAATCTTGTATTCAACCGTGCAAATACGGTTTAACTGCCCCAGGCTACCGGTCTCGCTTTTAGTGTAAAGTGAAGGTTGAGCGCATCGCGCACCGTTCTCCACCGCATCCTCCAGCATCTTCGTTAAGCCGTTATTCTTCACCACCCGGTACACCGGGAACGGCAACTCGTCCTCTAACCAATCGAGCCAATCCATCACATCATCCGGTTCCGCGCCTGTGTCAGCGAAAACCGCCCCATCGACCTTCGGCTCAAGCTCCCCCCGGGCTGCCATCAGTGCCATGACCGATGACTGAACCCCCGCACCTAAACTAATCAAATTCAACTCCATCGCTCTTTCTTCTTCCGATTCGCCGCCAGGACGCGCTCCCGATCATCAATGTACTCCTGCAACCGCCCAGCCTGCAAAGTCGCTTCAGCGTGATCCTGGTGGTCGTACAGCGTCTCATACGGAAACATGCCACCCCGATTCAACCGAGTCCCAGCAGGCGAATCTCCAGCCGCCGACCGTACCCATAATCGCCACCGACCATGTTTGCACTTCACGAATACCGTCACTCCTCGATGGTCTCCTCCATGTCGATCTCCACCCCGGTTCGCTCCTCGTAATCCA